GGCCGCGCTCACCGCCGACTCCACAGACTGCTCCGAGATCGACTCCACCCAGAGCGCCGCGGCCGCCGCGCCCGCCCCGCCGGACCCGTCCATCGCCGCCGGCTGGAAGAACGCGCTCGACCAGATCCACCAAGGCACCTTCGACTGCAACGGCGGCAAAGCCGTGGGCCTCACCGAACTCGGCACCGGCCTCACCCTCATGGACACCGTCAGGGACGAGACGAAGTCCAAGACTGGAGCGTGACTGGACACGCCGCCTACCATGCCCGGTAGGAGGTGATCACCGGTGCCAGACCATCCCGGGCAGCCACGCGGCCACCACGGCAAGTACGACCGCTCGCCGGACACGGCCGTCAAGCAGGCCGAAGCCATGGAGCTCCGCGGCCTCGGCCACTCCTACCAGGCCATCGCCACCGAGATGGGCATCACCAAGTCCTACGCCCACGAGCTGGTCACCGGCGGCCTCGCCGCCACCATCGCCGAGCCCGCCGAACAGCTCCGCACCCTCGAACTCCAGCGCCTGGACGACGAGCTGCTGCGTCTCGCCGGGCTGGAAGCCACCGTCCACAAGGTCCTGGAGAAGAAGCACCTCGTCGTCTCGCACGGGCAGATCGTCCGCAAGGACGGCGAGCCTCTGGAGGACGACGCGCCGGCGCTCGCCGCGATCGACCGGCTGCTCCGCATCGACGAGCAGCGCCGCCGCAACGGTGTGGAGCGCCGCAAGCTGCTGGGCCTGGACGCGGCGCAGAAGGTCGAGCAGCAGGTCGACCTGTCCGGCGGCCTGCGGTACGAAATCGTCGGCGTCGACCCCGCCGAACTCACCTGAGCTGGAGGCAGCGATGGGCACCGAGCACACCCCGCGGCCGGGCGCGACGTGGGGCCTTGAGCTGATCGCCGTCGAGCAGGTGATGCCGGACGTCCTCGACGGCAACCCGCCCCCGCCCGCCCGGCCGAACCGCCGGCAGCGCCGCGACGCCGCCAAGGCCGCCCGCGCCGCCGCCACGGAGCAGCGCCGCGCACTGCCGCCGGCCGTGGTCCGCGTCCGGATCAAGCAGGTTGGTGACGCGCTGATCACTGCCGTTCCCCGCGGCGACCGGCCGGTCGTGAAGGTCGCCAGGATCGGCGGCCGAGGACAGCGGTGACCGTCGACACGGTCGTCCGCTACACCCCACGCGGCGCCGCCCTTGACCTGTTCCGCCGCAAGGACGGCGAGATCCTCCTGTCCGGCGCGGCCGGCACCGGCAAGTCGGTGGGCGCGCTGATGAAGATCCACCTGACGTGCATGTCCGTGCCCGGGGTGCGGGCGCTGATCGTCCGCAAGACCCACGCGTCGCTGACCGCGTCGACGCTGGTCACGTTCCGGTCGAAGGTAGCCCGCGAGGCCCTGACGACGGGGTTCGTGCACTTTTACGGGGGCTCCGCGCAGGAACCCGCCAGCTTCCGGTACGCCAACGGGTCGGTGATCGTCGTCGGCGGCCTCGACCGCGCCTCCCGGCTGCTGTCGACAGAGTTCGACCTGGCGTTCGTCGACGAAGCCGTGGAAGTCACCGACGAGGACCTCGACACCATCGTCACCCGCCTGCGCAACGGCCGACTGTCCTACCAGCAGCTCATCATGGCCACCAACCCCGGGCCGCCGACTCATCACCTCAAGCAGCGCGCCGACGCCGGACGCTGCGTGATGCTCTACTCCCGCCACGAGGACAACCCCCGCCTGTACGAGAACGGCGAGTGGACGGCGTACGGCCGGGACTATCTCGCCCGCCTGGACACCCTCGTCGGGGCGCGCTATCAGCGCATGCGCTGGGGCAAGTGGGTGTCTGCGGAGGGCCAGATCTACGAGGACTTCGACGAGGGCACCCACGTCATCGACCGCTTCGACGTCCCGCAGGGCTGGACCAGGTGGTGGAGCGTGGACTTCGGCTTCACCAACCCCTTCGTGCTCCAGTGCTGGGCCGAGGACGGCGACGGCCGGCTGTTCCTCTACCGGGAGATCTACCGGACCCGGACCCTGGTCGAGGACCACGCCAAGGCGATCCTCGCCGCGGTGACGGACGCTCAGGGACGGTGGACCGAGCCGTGGCCGGTGGCGGTGATCTGCGACCACGACGCCGAGGACCGCGCCACGCTGGAGCGGCACCTGCGGATGGGCACCACCGCGGCGACGAAGACCGTGTCCGACGGCATCCAGGCGGTGCAGACGCGGCTGCGGAAGGCCGGCGACGGCAAGCCACGGATCTTCCTGATGCGGGACTCGCTGGTGGGCGGCCGCGACCCGGAGCTGGACCACGCCAAGAAGCCGTGCTGCACAGCGGAGGAGCTGCCCGGGTACGTGTGGGCGGTCAAGCCGGGCACGGGCGGCGGCCTGAAGGAGGAGCCGCTGAAGGTCAACGATCACGGGTGTGACGCGGCGCGGTACGTGGTCGCTGAGCGGGATCTGGGCGGCCGTCCGAGGGTGCGCGTCTTGGGCTGACACCCCGCCAGGCAGAAGATTTTGCGGTCAACCCGCGATCTGACCGCAAGATGTGTTGCAACATGCGCCACTGGCGTGCGTATCTTTATCACGTGACGGCAGTGATCAGCGGCGAGCCCACCGCCCGGCGCCCCCACATCGCGGGCGCCGCCACAGCCATCACCCGCCTCGGCCGCCGCACCGCCACAGCCGCGAAGAACACCGCAGAGCGCCTCTCCGGAAGCCTCCTTACCGCCGCCGGCCTCGGCTGCATCGACACCGGCGCCTTCCACGCCGACACCACCGCCGGATGGATCGTCACCGGCCTGAGCGTGCTGCTCCTCGACTGGACCCTCGAATGAGCGGCCGCTCGCTGCTCGGCAAGGTCCTAGCGAAGGCCGGCAGCAGCCAGGCCGAGCCCCCGGTCCCGTTCGCCGGCCGCGGGTTCCTGCGCCAGTCCGGCATGGAGACCGGAACAGACCCCACCGGCTACATGCGCGCCTACGCCACCTCAGGCACGGTCTTCGCGATCGTCTCCATGCTCGCGCGCCAGACCGCGAAGAAGCAGTGGCATCTCTTCCGCGAGCAGCCCCAGGACGGGCGCCGCCGCTACACCACCGGCGACAAGGGCTCGGATCAGCGCATCGAGGTCATCAAGCACCTCGCCGTCGAGCTGTGGCAGAAGCCCAACCCGTTCATGTCCGGGTTCCAGCTGCGGGAGATATCCCAGACCTACCTCGACCTCACCGGCGAGGGCCCGATCGTCGTGGGCTACGACCCGCGGGCGACGTTCCCGACGAGTCTGTGGCCGGTGCGCCCGGACCGGCTGGAGCCGGTGCCGTCGCGGGAGAAGTACCTCGCCGGGTACCTGTACACCGGGCCGGGCGGGGAGCGGGTGCCTTTGCAGCCGCACGAGGTGCTGATGACGAAGTACCCGAACCCGTTCGATCCGTACCGGGGGCTGGGGCCGATCCAGTCGATCCTCGTGGACATCGACGCCGCCCGCTACTCGGCGCAGTGGAACCGGAACTTCTTCCTCAACTCGGCCACGCCGGGCGGCGTGATCCAGGTCGACAAGAGGCTCAGCGACGACGAGTGGAACGAGTTCACCAACCGCTGGCGGGAGACGCACCGGGGTATCGGCGCCGCTCACCGGGTCGCGGTGCTGGAGCAGGGCGCCACGTGGGTGCCGAACGCTCACACGATCAAGGACATGGACTTCGGGAACCTCCGCAACGTCAGCAGGGACGTCATCCGCGAAGCGTTCGCGATGCACAAGGCCATCTTGGGCACCACCGACGACGTCAACCGCGCCAACGCCCAGACTGCGCAGGAGCACTTCGAGGCGTTCCTCATCCAGGACCGGCTCGACCGCTGGCGGGACACCCTGAACTGCGGGTTCCTGCCCATGTTCGGCTCCACCGGTGAGGGCGTCGAGTTCGACTACGACGACCCGGTCACCTCCAACCGCGAGGCCGACGCCCTGGAGTTGAAGAGCAAGGCGCAGGCGGCTCAGTTCCTCGTCGATGCGGGCTACGACCCGCACGACGTGGCCGAGACGGTGGGCCTGCCGGCCATGGGCGTGGTCGAGCAGGCGACTCAGGCCCCGGCGCTGCCACCGGCGTGGGTGCCCGCGCCCCCGGCCGAGCCCGCGGCGCCGGCGCCCGGCGAGAGCAACGACGGCCAGCAGCAGAGCTTGGAGGCGCTGATGCGCGAGCAGCTGCCCACCTGGAACAAGGCGGGCGCCCGATGACGACACCCATTCCCCAGCAGGGCACGCCGCCGTTCGACCCGGGCAACCAGCTCCTGGCCGGAGGCCCGGCGCAGCTGACCGTGGACGAGGTCCTCACCCCGCAGGGCAAGGCCGCGACCCTGACGATCCGTACGGCGTCGACGACGCTGACGGTGTTCTTGTCCCGCGAGGACCTGGCGGCGTGGGCGCAGTCGATGCAGCAGCGCGCTGACGCCATGTCGGGTCTGCTGCTGGTCGGCGCCGGTGCGATGCCGCCTGCGGCGGGTGTGGGGGCGGTCCGGTGAACCTCGAACCGATGCGGCGCACCGCGCGGCGCCTGACGAACCTCGTGCAGCAGCAGTCCCAGGCGGGCGGCTGGTACCGCATCGTCCGCAACGACAGCGACGCCGCGGCGCCGACGCGGGTGGACATCTACGACGAGATCGGCGGCTCCTGGTTCTTCGGCGGCGTCTCCGCGATCGACTTCGTCGCCGAACTCGCTGGCATCAACGGCGACATCGAGGTCCACATCAACTCCCCCGGCGGGGACGTCTTCGACGGCCTGGCGATCTACAACTCCCTGGCGCAGCGGCCGGGGAACGTCACGACCGTCGTCGACGGCCTCGCCGCGTCCGCGGCGTCGTTCATCGCCATGGCCGGGAAGACCCGCCTGATCTGCCCCGGCGCGATGATGATGATCCACGAGGCGTCAGGTCTGTGCTACGGCAACGCCTCTGAGATGCGCGAGACCGCTGACCTGCTGGACAAGGTCTCGCAGAACATCGCCGACATCTACGCCGACCGGTCCGGGCGCGCGGACGGCTGGCGCGACGCGATGCAGGTCGAGACCTGGTACACCGCCGACGAGGCCGTGGCCGCCGGGCTCGCGCACAAGCTCGCCGCGCGCCCGGAGGAGGACGCGTTCGCCGCGGCCGCGCGTTTCGACCTGTCCGCGTACGCCCGGGTGCCGGAGCGGCTGCGGAACGCCGCGCAGCCGCACTCGCCGATGACCGGGACGCACTCCCACCCGCACCCGGCGTACGGGTCGCAGGGCGGCGACTCCAGCCACGACCACGAGCACACCCACGACAACGACGCCCACCACGGCCACACGCACGCCACGGCGGCGGAGGACCGGGCGCCCGGGCGGGTGCTGGGCGAAGAGTCGATGCCGATCGCGGACAAGGCGCTGCCGGTGCACCACACGGCCACGGTCGACGAGCCGTGGGACGGCCCGGCGGCGGTGGCGGCGATGCCGAACGACGACGAGGTCTTGGAGTACTGCCACGCGTGGGAGTCCGACGAGGCCGCCTCGACGCCGCACGAGGAAGGCGACGACGACGCCGACGACAAGAAGGCGAACTACCGCTTCCCCCACCACAAGACCAAGGGCGGACCGGCGAACCTCGCCGCCTGCCGCAACGGCCTCGCCCGCCTCGACGGCTCAACGATCCCCGAGGGCGACAAGGCCGGCGTGAAGGCCCACCTCCAAGCCCACCTCGACGACGCCAAGGACGACAGCGACGACGAGGCCAGCAACAACGCCGGGCTGCCCGGCTGGATCCGCGACACCCCCGCCCCGCCGCTGCCGGCGTGGCTCAACGACGCCAAGGAGGCGTGACGTGACGATCACCATCCCGGACTCCCCGGCGGCGCTGGCCGAGACCCTCAGCGACCCGGAGCGCGCCCGCCAGGCATTCGCCAGCCGCGAGGCCACTGAGGAGTTCATCCAGGGCTACGCCGAGAAGTTCGCCGCCCGCGACCGCGAAGAGACCACCAAGCAGACCCGCGAGCAGCTCCAGTCCGTCCTCGCGGAGTACCTGAAGGACAACGGATCCGACGCCCGTCCGCCGGTGGATCTGGCGGGGAAGTCCGCGGCGAACCGCGGCCCCGCGGTGCCGGGCCTGTCCGCCGGGGCGCGGCGCTCGCTGTACAACAAGCGCGCCCCCGGCGCGAACGCGGACGGCATCTTCGACGACGCCTCGGACTACTTCCGCGCGACGTGGTACCGCGCTGACCGGCTGCGGGACTTCGACCAGCTGCGGCCGAAGCTCGACAAGCTGATCGAGGTCCAGAACTCGTACGGCTCCGAGGTGCCGGGTGACGGCGGGTTCCTGATCCCGGAGGAGCTGCGCTCGGAGATCCTCCAGGTCGCGCTGGAGACCGCGGTCGTGCGCCCCCGGGCGACGGTGATCCCCATGTCGAGCCTGCGGGTGCCGATCCCGATGATCGACGACACCTCGCACACCTCCAGCATCCTGGGTGGCGTCGTCGGCTACTGGACGGAGGAAGCCGCCGGGCTGACGGAGTCGCAGGCGTCTTTCGGCCGGGTCGTGCTGGACGCCAAGAAGTTGACCGCCTACGCGGAGGTCCCGAACGAGCTGCTGATGGACGCCCCCGCGTTCGAGGGGTTCTTCGCCGGGACGTTCCCGAAGGCGATCTCCTGGTTCGAGGACGTGGCGTTCTTCAGCGGCACCGGCGTTGGGGAGCCGGAGGGCTTCATCAACTCGCCCGTGTCGGTGCAGGTCGCGGCGCAGTCCGGGCAGCCGACCAAGACCATCGTGTGGGAGAACCTGGTCGGCATGTATGCCCAGATGCTCCCCACCTCCCTCGGGCGGGCGTGCTGGATCGCCTCGATCGACACCTTCCCCCAGCTCGCCACCATGGCCCTGTCCGTCGGTACGGGCGGCGGCCCGGTGTGGATCGGCAACATGGCCGGCGGCACCTCCGGCGCGGACACCCCGCCCGCGACGATCCTCGGCCGGCCGGTGTTCTTCACCGAGAAGGTCGGGCCGCTCGGCACCAGCGGCGACATCTCCTTCGTGGACCTGTCGTACTACCTCATCGGCGACCGGATGCAGATGGAGTCCAGCTCCAGCGAGCACTACCGCTTCGCGAACGACAAGACCGCCTACCGCGTGATCGAGCGCGTCGACGGCAAGCCGTGGCTCCAGTCCGCGATCACCCCCCACAACGGCAGCGCGAACCAGCTGTCCCCCGTCGTCCAGCTCGCGAACCGCTGAGCCTGAGCGGCAGTGACGCCCCGCTAGCACCCAAGGTCATCAGAGAGGCAGGCAGCACATGGCAGGCATGGAAGGACTCGGCCGCCTGGTCGACGTCATCCCGATCGCGGCCGGGCAGGGCTTCAAGTTCCGCGGCGCGTCCGCGGTCCTGTTCGTCTGCACCGGCAACGACACCTTCACGCTCACTGCGGCGTCGTCGTTCGCGGGCTCGTACTCCAGCCCGGGCAACGTCATCAGCCAC